ATAACCAGTAATAAAGTTTTGTTCTGGATTTTCTGGATTAGGCTCAGTTTGAACCTCAGCAAGAACAGGAAAAGCAGACGTTTCTAGTTGCTTTACGATGGTATCCGAGACAACAAAAGTCATTTTAGGGAGTTTGATTTTACCGTTGTTTTCTTCACCAACACCAAAACCAAAACCAACACAAGAACCTTTATCGGTTTCCCATGAGCGAGGCTTTTTACCAATGTAAATTTCAGCAATCTCATATGGTTTGCCATTTTTCGCAGAGATACCTTTAGAGTGCGAAGCACCAAGTAGAACTAATTTCATTTTTAACCGCCCGTTATTTCTTTAATTATTTTTTGATGAATATCAGGAAGACTAAACTCTGAATCCTGATGTTCACTAGATACGAGGAGACCGAAAACCTTTTCGATATCCCCATCAAAATATTTAGCTAAATCTGCAAGAGTGCGACCAACTTGCCTTCTTGCCCATTTTGCTCGCCCATGGATATCCAAGGCGATTGATGACTTTTTTGTGATCACCTTTACAGGGCAAGAAGCCACGATTGAAGCCGAGAAATCGCACAAACCTGCATAATGGCCACTAATATCGAGCAGCACATCAATAGGGAAATCCTTGAGTTCAACCTCATTTCGGAACCAGTACATATCAAGACCTAATTGAGCAGCCTTGTTATAAATACGCCAGTAAACCCTAGATTGACGGCTACCAACTTCAAACGATTCATTAAGAACTCGACCATTGGCCTCTTTAAAAACACGTTCGCCAGCAGCTGGAGTTCTACCTCTAGAGCTAGTTCTAAACGCATCATCTGAATAAGCTTTCCTTGCATAGTCACGACCAAAAAGGCCATGAAAATCATCAACAGCTAAATCAACACGCGAAAGCTTCGAGCAATCAAGAAGCTGTAACCACCAATGCAAGCGAAACAAAGATGTATGCTCGACAAGAGAGCGACACCCTACTCCTTCAAGCTGTATGTAACAGGTGTCACGGTTACCACCGAGAGCGACAAAACCAACGTGTTGACGAGAATGTTTAGGCGTTAAATGACAAGAATTTTCATAACCATTAAGACCTTTATCGCGCCAAGGTGACATTTTCAAACCAAGAACGTGAAGACAAAAAACCTCCAAACGGTCAAGCATGGCAACACGCCATTTAGATCGATAAAGATCCTCTAATTTTGCTTTGCGATTAGGACAACGAACGCGCTGATATGTTGGTTTTGGTAACGGGGCCCAACAAGGGTTAGACAAATCTGACTTGTGGGCATGACGAAGTGATGAGTACGGAAACGAAAAAGCAAGGTAATCAACAAAAACAAAAGGCGAAGCCTCAGTGTCGATTTGCAATTCTTCTGCTGTGAAAATTTTCTTTTTCATGGCGTACTAAAAACCTGTCAAGTAGTAATTTTCAGTCATAGTAAGGATGAATTTTTACAATTGCAAGGTACTGGACAAAAAAACATAGCTTACAATAGTAAAAAATGAGACCTAAATAGGGGTTTAAATGCTTTGTGAACAGATAAAGAGACTCAGAGAGAGCAGAAATTTGAATCAGGAAGATGTAGCAAAATCGATAAGTATTGCTAAATCGACATACATCAAATATGAAAAAGGAACACAATCACCACAACTGGAAATTGTGGAAAAGCTGTCAAATTTATACGGTGTGACGCTCTCAGAGATAATAGGAAATGAAAAACCAGAACTGGATGATCAACTTACATCTAGAATGGCTCTGATAAAGGAATTGAGTGAAGAAGAAAAGAAGTCAATCATGTTAGTCATTGATGGCTTGATATACAGACACCAAAACATCGAGTTAATGAGGAAGTTATAAAACTCGCTACGCTCAAACACTGGCGCGTTACACTTGCGAATACACGGTGAAGGCTGACAGTTCCGTGGAATTTACCCCCGTAATACTAGACGGGGGTTTTCCCTCCCAATCGCTCCTCCTCCTACGCTAGCTCCGCTCGTCGTCCTCGCTCACAGTCGGGAACGTAAGCAAGAAGAGATTTGAAAAGGTGAAGGTATGTCATTTTTTGACATACTGGTATGTCATGCAATAACAAACTCGAAATGTTAGTGCAGGTATTATGCGTAGTTATGTTACGGGCTATCGCTAACAAGCGATTCTCGTTCCTAACATGTACGGCAAGCCGACAATGAGTAAGTCTCTCACCCACCCTTGCCGCGCTCTAGGCCAAAGGCAAACCCTCAACATAACTCTGCTAATAATACGCACTTAACGAGAAACCTTAGCCCTAGCTCTGCGTTCACTAATATCAGTGTAAATAGGCTTTTCAACAAATGCCCTAAACCGACTAACAGATTTAAGAGCAAACCAACTCAAGAGATCATATAAAAACAACGCCCCTAGAACACCAATAAAACCATAAATAGCAAAAGCCTCAGCAATCGCCTCTACCTGTTCAGCCGTCAACACAATACTTTCCATACGCTTTAAAACCTCCAGTAAAACTATAAACACCAATCGACACTCAACAAAGCCTGCCCAAATTTAAAGAGCGCCTAGCAAGATGAAGGGTTTTCTTTTTACTCTCCAACATTGCTACGCTTCGCTGCTTATCGCTCAACAACCTAAATCAACCCCTTAACATGATCATGTTCGCTTATCCCTGCGGGGCTTGTTTCTTACTAAGATTGAATATATCTACAGACTTTTGAACATTATCAACCCTACCACTCATCAATTCACTACTGTCTGAAGCAATAGCAACACCACTCGATGTAGGTGGACACGTTAAAACCCTCGACACTAATTTAGAGCGCACTTGAATCAAACAATCATCAATCAATTCGAAGCGGTAGCCGTAGCGGTTCAATACAGCCGAGCGTATGTAAAAGGTGTCTACACCTTTATCTATCCTAAAGACAAAATCCGAATACTCACCGAAGCCCTTTGGATAAACCGTTCTATTTACTGACGTAAGATAAACCGCTGTAGAGCCGTTGAATACTGGAAAAGCATCAAAGAAAGGATTCACAGCATCAGGAAGACTTTCAGAAGAACCTTGAGAAGTAGCATTGCTAGAACCCACCCGAACAGAACTTTCCCCACCTTCGATAGGAGCATTTTCAGATACTGAAACGTTAGTCGAATTGGATAGAGTAGCCGAGTCGGAAACGGCAGCTGGCCAATCAACCGTTTGAACTTCACCCACATCAGAATCAGATAGTACATAAGATAAATCCCATAAAAATTTGCCAATGGCCACGACACCGATAAGGATCGCAAGAATGAATTTTGGAGACTTCAAAACCGAGATATCAGACTTAGTCGCGTTAAAGCCTCCCGTTCCCGTAGACTTATAAAGCGCAAATACATCGATAGGAATTTTCTTAGTCGAACTACTCGCCATATCTGCCTTAGTGGAAGGAGCTGTCTTAGTTGACTTAGGAGAATGATTATAGATTCGAGGCTTACGACTTCGAAAGAACGTATCCGTTGAGCGATGAGAATAAGCTTCACCGGCACACCCTTTTAGCCAAGTGGGAATTGCAGTGTAATCAGGTGTAAGCATGACAATATCCCATTGATATTTTCTATGTCGCGTGAATGCGCCATAAAAATCAAACGGGTAAAGAAGCCTATTGTTTTCATCAAACTGAGTACGTTCACAATCATCAACATCCCCTACTTCGAACGAATCAGGGTCAACAGGAAGCCAACGAGAATAGAACAGTTCAGAAAAGTCTTTAGGTAGATAATCCACGAACTCTGAAAGCGGTTTTCTTAAAAACTTCTCACGCTTGAATCCAGCTTCAGAACAATATAAATCCTGACACTCATCAATAACAATGAATGCCCCAATAGGCATCCAGTTAAACCAGTTTTGCCAAAGCATCACCCCCTCAGAAGATCGCGAAAAGATTCGAATCAATCGTGCTGAATCTGGAAACTTTTCACCTAACAACTCCTCGATAGATTCTTTAGGTTTCAAACCCTCAATATTAGTGACCACGATACGCCCCTCACGTAGAGCAGGAAGCACTTCAAACCATGTGACGTAAGCCGTTTTATAAGCCCCGTTAGAGCCATGACGAAAGGAAACAGCCATATCACCACCCCATAATTCTAAGTACAAACGCGGTAGCAAAGGCATCAACAATAATTCGAACTGAATCAACAATACCGAACTGGTAACAAGCAAAGCGTAAGTCTGAGGGAAGTTTGTTAAAGGCCATGTTCAGCACCGTATAGACCTCATATTCAGAAAGCAGCAAGGATGCCACGTTATAGGCCATTTCGAGCATTTGGATTTTTAAGTAGATATAGAGCTTAATGAACCAAAACCATGCGTATGTGAACACGTCCAGAAACAATTCCGGTATGGTGGCGAAGAAGTCGTAAATACTACCAAAGACAGTAACGATGTAATCAAGTGCGCTGTAGAAATATTCCATGATTTATACCTTAGAGCGACCAGAGGAAAGCAAGAT